GAATCAACTGTAAAAAAACGCGAAATAATCCGCTTATTTAGAAAAAACCAGTTAGGAATACTCAAAACATTAACCATTGGGCAACTGCATTATATTTATTTTTTGGTAAATTCAAACGAAAATTAATACATTTGTTCCGATGTTTAAAGTTCACCCCCTTCGTGTTTTACCTATTTCACGTCGGGGGTTTTAAACACAAAAATTTAAACATTATGAAAAAAGCACGCTTAATTTTAGGAATGATTTTATTACCAGTATTTGCAGTGATATACTTTATAGACCGCGCTTTATTGTTAATCATGCCATGGATAGAACAATCAAACATCAAAAAATGGTTCTCAGGCACTAAAGAAATGACAGCCTCGTTTATACGCGTTTTAACGCTGTTAATATGTTACGGGATGTATTCACTTATAAACTGGTTTATCTAAGCTAAAAACGAACTAATGAACATCAAAACACGCATTCAGAAAATAAAGAGAAAACTCAAATACTTATTCCTAACAGATACGGAAAAAAGAATGATGTCATTATCTGCAAAAATTACGGATGAATACATACAAAATAGAAAATTCAGACGTCTTATTATAAAATGCGGATTTGATGAGACTATTGAAAAAATGTTAAAAGAATGGGGGACAAAAAACCAATCCTTTTAGGGGACACATTAGAAACAGTATTTAAACGCATGGGTATTGATTACGTGGTGCATAAAGTAGTTAAAAACTGCAATTGTAAGCAAAGAAAAGAGGCTTTAAACAAAGTTAATTTTCGAATAATTAAGCCCAAACAAAAAGATTAAGAAACAACTAGAAAACAACAAAAAAATGGCAAACAAAGATATTCAACCTCGTTGGGGAAAAGGCGAAAGCGGAAATCCTAATGGAAGACCGAAAGGCCGACGCAATAGAAGCACTATTTTAAAAGAGTTGTTAGACATGGACGACAACGAATTAAAGATGCACTTAGCACAAATCAACAAGGCCATTAAAAAAGAAGATACAAACGCGTATAAAGCTGTTTTAGATTCAGCATACGGCGCTCCAGTTCAACAAATCGAACAAACCAATACCGAAATAGACCTTTCAGACTTAACAACTGAGGAAATAAAAGAACTTTTAAAGGGTAATGAATAATGAAAAAAAAGAATTTGCACGCGAATTGCTCAAACGGGAACTTTGCAGGCGATCATTATGGGAGTTTTGTCTTTATTATGATGCTGATTTCTTCAGTAAAAGACCTTTTTTACGTGAAATAGCAGACGCCTTTCAGGAAATTGAAGAGAAAACAATCAAAAGTTTAAGCGTTTCTTTGCCCCCTAGGGCTGGAAAGTCTTACATTACTTCGTTATATTGCGCGTGGACCATTGGACGCAACCCTGAAAAGTCAGTAATGCGAAACACGTGTACGGCAACCCTATTTTTGAAGTTCAGTTACGACGTTCGCGCGATAGTAAAGTCAGATACATACAAACGAATATTTCCAAACGTTCACCTTTCAGACGACAAAAGCAATCTGCAGGGCTGGAACACAAACCACTCCAAACAAGTGGGTTATTTTGGTGCGGGTGTTGGGGGTACTATTATTGGATTCGGAGCTTCAAATGTAGCCATTACCGACGACCTTTATAGAGGGATTGAAGACGCGCTAAGCGATACAGTAAACGATCGAATAAACCAATGGAAGGAGTCAACACATGATTCACGTTTTGAAAGCGGTTGCGCGCGTATTGATATTGGTACACGCTGGAGTTTAAACGACGTAATTGGTCGCAATATAGAATCAAACATATACGACAAATCAATAATTGTAAGCGCGTTAACTGATGAGGGGCAATCCTTTTGCGAAGATGTATTAACAACGGCTGAATACACGGAAAAAAAGAAGCGAACGGCACCCGAAATTTGGGCGGCTGAATACCAACAAACTCCAGTTGATATGCAAGGGCGATTGTTCAACGACATTAAGTTTATGCCTAAAGAAGAGTTTGAAAAGTTCAAAGAAACAAATCAAATCGATGGTTGCATTGGTTACGTCGATGTCAGCGACCAAGGAACCGACTATACAGCGGTGGCAATTGGAGCAGTTATAAACAAAAAACTGTTTATTGTTGATTACCTAATGACTCGCGATAATACAGATATAACGATTCCACAAACGGCGGCACTATTAAACAAATGGAACGTTGCTTATTGCAGGGTTGAATCCAACAGCATGGGTGCAATGTTTGGCCGTCAATTACAGCTGTTAACAAAGACACGAATCCTGCAGGTGCATAACACGCAAAACAAAATAACGCGTATTATAATGAATTCAGCCTACATAATGAACACAATGATATTTGTACGCAATGAAGACAATCAAAGCGAGTTGTTTATACAAAATATGCTTAGTTTTAGCAAGGAAGGACGTAATAAAAACGACGACGCTCCCGATTGTTTGGCAGGATTGAGTATTTTTGTGCAGTCAATGTTTAAAAATTTAACGTAACTTTGCTTAAATTCTAATCAATTAGGAATGGAAATAAATTTTTTGGAGGCGTTTTTTGGTATTAATTCGGGGCAACAGAACCGTTTTATTAATCAATTCAACCGTTTACGACCTATACAAAACCAAGTCTGGGGTGTTAAGAACGCAATTTGGATCGATACCAATAACGCGTGGGAATGGTTTCTTACTATTCCTGAATTCAGAGCCGTTGTTGATAAACGCGCGTCAATGATGGCTTCAAACGTTCCAAAGTTATACGACAAGAACGGCGACGAAATTACGGATCATTGGTTTTTAGATATGGTAAAACACCCAAACCCCACACAATCATGGGCAGACGTTGTTTATTCATTATCGGTAAATGATGCGCTGTATTCAAACGCGTTCGGTTATTGCCCAGTTAGATCAATGAATCAAAGAAATTTATTCGTGCCACTTCCTTCCGACAAGATACAAATTCAAACATCAGGGAAAACGTTAAAACAAATGGATTTGAACGGCTTAATTGATAGCTACAAATTCAGATATGACGACGGCGAAATTGAAACACTGGCGGTTGAAGATATGATTTATTTGGCTACTATGGACGGCATGAATATCGTAAAGCCTACCAGCCGAATTGACGCGTTAAAATACCCATTAAGTAACATCAAAGCAAGTTACCACAAAAGAAACGTACTACTTGAAAATATTGGGGCCATTGGTATATTGTCAGCTCAAAACTCAGACATGGGCGGGGCAATTCCAATGACTCCTGAAGAAAAAAGAACCATTCAAAAGGATTGGTTTAACCGTTCTAAGGATGAAATAATGATAACAGAAAGCACGGTAAATTGGCAATCAATGAGTTTTCCAACGCGTGATTTAATGTTATTCGAAGAGTTAAACGCCGATAAAATGGCAATCATTGACGCATACGGATTAAACGCAAACCTATTCAGTAGCGAAAAAGGCAGCACGTTCAGCAACGTGAAAGATTCCATTCGTATGGTTTACACTGATACAATTATTCCTGAAACGCAACAAATGTACGATGCAATTTGTCATCAATTAGGACTAGAAAAAGAGGGCATTTATATTGAGGCTTCATTTGATCATTTAGCAGTCTTACAAGACGACGAACAAATGAAACATCAAAGCGAAAAAATAGAAGCTGAAACGAACAGCATAATGTTAAACGATGTTATTAAATTAAATGCTGCAATTTTGAATGGACAAATGACAACGCAGGCTGGAATAAATAGTTTAGTTAGCATTTACGGAATAGAACAAACAGATGCAGCAACCTTAATAAATTAAGCATGAAAACAAACACATATCAAACCAAAGGCGCAGCCGAAATAAAAGACATCAGCTCAGATAAACGCCAAGTGGCAATATATTTGGCTAAGTTCGACAATATCGACTCAGACAACGACATGATCAAAAAGGGAGCGTTTGCAAAGTCTATTCAAGAACGTGGACCAGATGCAACCAGCAACAGAAAAATTGCGTTTCTTCGTTGGCATGATTGGGAGAAACCGATAGGAAAATTCCTTGCTTTGGGTGAGGACGATTACGGACTGTTTGCAGTTAGTCAATTAGGCACAAGCCAACTTGGCGAAGACGCGTGGCGCGATTACGAAGACGGAATTATTCGTGAGCATTCAATAGGTTTTCAATACATTCAAGACAAAATGCGCTGGATTGACGACGAAAATACACCTGCAAAGGGTTACTGGATGGTAAACGAAGTAAAACTTTACGAAGGGTCAGCGGTTACATTCGGCGCTAACAGTGAAACAAACGTAATTGACGTAATGAAAAGCGAGGATAAAGTCGAAAAAGCTGTGAAAATGGCTGCAGAAATTGACTTGCTTATAAAAGGATTGGCAAACGGAAAAGGATCCGACGAACGCTTATTCGAAATGGAAATGAAATTAAAATATTTGAACAGTCAAATGTTAATACTCGCAAAAAGTGAGCCGTTCGTGAAAGAACATTCGCCAATTATCGAGCCAATTATAACAGATGTACCGTTCAATTGGAGTGCTGTAATCAGCAAAATATAAATTAAGTAGAACAAAAAACCAATTTAAAAATGGAAAATTTAACACCAGAACAAGTAGTTGAAAAAATCAACGAAAAGTTCAACACAGCGTTGGAAGGAATGCCAACAAAAGGAGATTTAGATTCTTTAAAGTCAGACGTTGAAACGTTGAAAACTTTGGAAGCTAAAAGTCAAGAAATTGAAAAAGCAATTGCACGTTTCGAAGGTAAAATGGAAGCAATGAGCGAAAAAGGTTTCAAATCAGAAAAAGCACCTCGTTCAATGGGTGAAGCTATTTCAAAGGCTTATGTTGATAATATCGAAAAAATCAAAGAAACAGCTGAAAAAGGTGGCGTTATGTCATTAGAGACTAAAGCGTTATATGATACAACAATCGACGGTGATTACACTGGAAATGTTGCATTGTCTACTTTGGAGGCTGGCGTTTCTAAAATTGCACGTCCGATTATCAAAATTCGCGACATTGTAAACATGGGAATCACAAATTCCAAGTTTGTAACGTACATTTCACAAAAAGTTCAAACGGCTGCTGCATGGGTTGATGAGGCTGGAGAAAAAGTTTCAGGACAACCTTCTTATGAAGAAATTTCTGAAGAGGTTAAGAAAATCGCTGGAACAGTTAAAATTTCAAAAGAAATGTTAGCGGATTTGGCGTTTGTTCAATCAGAAATCAACTCCGATTTGATGGCTTCAATTGATCAAGCTATTGAAAATGCGTTATTGAATGGTGCTGTTGGTGGTATCAATGGAATCCTTACAAATGCAGTCAATTTCGCGGCTGGAACATTTGCTGGAACTGTAGTTGCTCCAAACATTTCGGATGTACTTCGTATTGCTATTGCACAAATTCAAAATGCTAACTTCGAACCAACACACGTTGTATTGAATCCTGCAGACGTTGCAAAAATGCAATTGACAAAAACAACAGCTGGAGAATACACGTATCCAATGTTTTTAATGGACACAAATCGCGTTGCAAACTTGATCGTTGTATCAACAACTAACATGACTGCAGGTAATTTCTTAGTAGGTGATTTCAGTAAATCAAATGTTAGAATGCGTGAGGCAATGAACGTACAAGTTGGTTATGTAAACGACGATTTCCAAAGAAACATGGTTACAATCTTAGCTGAAGCACGTTTAGTTCAATATGTTAAAGAAAACGATTACCCAGCATTCGTTAAAGGTAACATCGCAACAGCTATTGCAGCGATTGCAGACTAATAAAAGATAAATTTGGGGGTTGATTATTGTTAACCCCCCTTTTAAATTTGCACAATGGAAAAAAAGCCACGTAAAAAAAAGGATTTGAACATCAATGTTGATCTAGGTAAAACAGAAATCTCTTTAAAAAGAGACGTAAACGGAACACAAATCGACGTTGATTCAAGAATTATTGACGTTCATATCGATAAAAACGATCAGGGAATCAGTATTGATGTTGAATTGGACGACAAAACAGTTTACGAATTTGAGTCAAATGGAACTTCAAAGCACATGCCAAAGGGTGAATTGTTTAAAGTTACGGGTGAAATGGTCCGCCACTTCATTAAAAAAGGGTTTGGAAAATTAAAATAATAAGAAAATGTTTGTAACAATTCAAGATTTCGTTGGAAAATATCAGTTAAGCACTGGAATGTACGACACTGCAAAACTGCAGGACTATATCGATAAATACGAAAAACAGTATTTAATTGAATTGTTTGGAGCGGAATTATACGACGAATTTATGAGCGATTTGGATGCAATGAATGTGCCTGAATCACCTAATTTTTTAACCGTATTTAATCCATTTCACAAAAACGTTGCTTTTGGACAATTGATAATGTCAGACGGTATTATTGAAATGCTAAAAGGTTTTATTTATTACGAATATTCCAAAGACATTACCAACCAAATGACGACCGCAGGGAACGTTCGTCCAATCGGAGAAAATTCAGAAAATGTAAGTTCGACGAACTCCATGATTTACACGCGATACAACACCGCGATAATGTCATATCGAGCGATTCAATTGTATATTATGCTGAATTTAAACACTCCTATTGCGCAGGTTTTAGAGATTGAACTTGACGCCAACGGAACAAATTACCTAACAGCAATCGATGTGCCAACGTCCACGCCAAACGGAACGGGTTTAACACTAAACATTGTTGACGACAGCGGCGCCGTTATCGAGGCATCAGTTGCAAATGGTGGGGAAAATTACGTTGTTAATGATACAGCAACTATTTTGGCAGGCGATTCAAACGCGACTGTGATAATTACAAAGGTTGGAAAAGGCAATTATCGTAACTTCAAAGGGATGCAAAAACAAACGGCGTATTGGTTATGATTAACGAACTTTCAAATATCGTTCAGGCTATTGTTGCTCAAATGGATTGCACAATTCAGGGGGAATATAATGATATAGACCTACGAACTGAAACATGCAAAACAAAATGGGCGCGTGTTGGTAAAACGGTAATGGATTCAAACGACGTTGTATTTAAAATCACAGATTTAGAAAGTGACGAGTACATAATTGCACAAACCGAACCTTTAACCGATCCAGTCACCAATTTGAATGGCCTAATTAAGTTAAACCAGCCGTTGTTTATTCACGGTACAAAGAAGGCGACCAACTTAGAATGGACCAAAATTAGCAACAATGTAACGTTTAAAACACCAATTATTTGGTTGTTGGGTTCTTTGAATTTTAAGCAATTCGGACGTGAAAGCACAATTGATATTGAATCGGCTTTAAGAATCTTTTTTTTAGATGAAACCGACATTGTCAATTATTATACTGCAGACCATATTTCAAACGTTGTTTACCCAATGGAGCAGCTAGTTAAAGAATTCATTGATACAATAAATCGGGATCGTAAATTCAAAACTGTTGAGAGCTGGGAAATAATCGAATTCAGTAGGTTTGGAGTTGAGCAGGAAAACGGAATGTTTCAAAATATTTTAGATGCAAATTTATCAGGGGTTGAGTTAAGAATAACACTCACAAAATATAAGGAAAATTGTAAATGTTAAATTTTAATAACAGAAAAAAATGAGTATAGGATGTAATTGCGCGAGCGGATTAAGCAACACTGGGAGACCAAATTGCGTATCTTTACAAAGCGTAACAAGTAAATTAATCATGGTGCCATTAGTGGCAAATGATGGAACGCCAAACTTTATTGATTTGAGCGCGCCGCTACCAACTTGGGCGGATTTAATCAACGAGGCTGATGCTTCAAAACGTTGGTTCCCACTTCCAAACTTTGAAAATGTTGAATTGCCAAAAGCTGATTCACAATTTGAAGAGGCAAACAGTGGACGAATGGTATTTTTACGCCAAGGAAAACGTTCTTTTGCAGGTGAGTTGTGGGCTGAAGATTCAACACCAACATTGTTAGGTAAATTACAAAACAATCGTTGTGTTGATTTCGGGGTTTATATCGTTGATGTAACTGGTAACCTTGTAGGTTCTAAAGTTAACGGAGGTTTGTATCCAATCGCAGTTGATAACCCAAGTTTTAACCCAACTTTCACATTTGCGACTGATTCAACAACGCAAAAAATTATGTTAGGGTTTGACTTTGACAGATTGTTTGATGAGTCAACAATGTACATGATTACACCAACTGAAGCGGGTGTAAATTTCAACGATTTGAATGGATTGGTTGACGTTAATTTAATCAATAATAGTATTTCAACGACTGAAATTACTTTTGATGCTGTTTTGGACTACGGTACTGCATTGAATCCAATTAAATTCACGGGTGCTGTTTCAGGTGATTTCGCTTTGTATAATAATACAACGGCGGCAACTGTTTCAATTACTGTTGTTGAAAATTTACCTTTTGAGGGTAATTACACGGCAACTTTCACGGCACAAACTGCAGGAGATTTATTGATTTTATCAGTAGACAAGGCAGGATTTGACGGTGAATTAAACCTAACAGCAGTGTAATGTTTGTTACAGTCGGAAAAATACAGTTTGCTGTGGACCATTTAAAGGATAAAAGCCTTAAGGACGCGCAGCTTATGTTTAAACACATTAACCCTATTGCGGTTAAAAAAGCGTTTGACATGGTAAATAAGACGGGTAAAAAACAAACTACAAAGAAATAGACTTTGTTAGATAATGAAAGGGCACGAGTGATTGTGCCCTTTTTTTGTTGTAACTTTGTTGTATGGGAATAGTTAACACCGTTTTAGGGGACTTAATGGAGCGCACAATACATATTTCACACCGTGAAGTTTGGTTTTATGTGTTTCAGGACATGCCGTTTAAACAAAAAGTGTTGGATTGGATTCGTATTGATCAACTATTTGAGCAGGGAACGGATGAATTAGGCAACGTGATTGGTTATTATTCTATAATTACGGAAATGGTTTACAACCCTGAAAAGGTAGCAGGTACACCGTACACGTTAAAAGATAGTGGCGACTTTTACAAATCGTTTTACATTGAGGTTTTAAACGATGGAATTATAATAAACGCGGACGGGGTTAAACCAGACGGAACAAATTTACTTGAAAAATATGGGAATGGTATTATTGGATTGGATGAAGAAAGCAAAAGAAAACTTATTGAAGAAATCAAAGACCGATATTACACCGAAGCCCTGCGCTTATTACGAGGGTATTGACGAACTCCCGTTGCATAACTGGATAAAATGCTTGGCAAACGATTTAACATGGCTTAGAAAGGATAAAAACGGCACAATTGAGGACGATAAAAAGGCATGGGAAAAGATTTATGACAGTTACATTGAAGAGTTTGGAATTGGTGAGGTTTATAAAAAGATGCTGAAGGCAATGCAGAAAAAAGCGTTGTTAGAAGTTGATTTCATTTTAACACGCGATCGCTTTAAATTGACTGAAATAGAAATGCAAATTGCGAATTTGGATGCAATGATTGGGAATCGAGGGAATGGAATGACTATTGAACAGTCTTTAGTGCATTTGAGTAAATGGATGGGAAGCTGGATAAACCCTAAAATGATAACGACTAGAGAATATTTTAATTTAATGGACGAATATGGCAAAGAAAATAAGCGCAAGTGATATATTTGCAGAGGAAGATATATTTCTTGGAATAAGACAAAGCGCAGAAAAAACGATATTAACGTTTCAGGAGATTGACGCGGAGGTTAAAAAGATGGGTGCAAACCTAAAAAAAGAACTTACAAGCGCTGATTTCGGGAACACAAAAGGAATAAATGAATTCGTTTCAGCCACTCAAAAAGCCAATCAGGCAAAAGAGGAATCAATTAAAATTGATAAAATATTATCGCAGGCAACCAAAGACATGGCGGCGGCTGATAAAGCATTGATTGACATTGAAATTAAAAAGCAAAAGTTAGCTCAGGAACAGTTAAGAACAAACCAGCAAATTGCAAAGAGCGAAGAGGCGAAAGCAAAAGCGGCGTCAAAAGCTGCGCAGGCTTCAAAGGTTCAAATGGATTCTTACAAAGGTTTGGCGGCTTCGACACGTGATCTTAAAAACCAATCAAAGGAACTTGGCGCGCAATTACTTTCACTTGAAAAGTCAGGACAAAAAGGTTCGGCGGCTTATTCACAATTAGAACAACAATTTCGTGAGGTTACAGCGGCCGCGCAGGCTGGTGATGCTGAATTAAAATCAATAGACAAAACAGTTGGAGACAATTTCCGAAACGTTGGTAATTACGAAGAGGCAACCAAAGGATTAAAACAGCAATTGCGTGAAATGACTCAGGCGCTTCAAAACATGGAAACAACCGATCCACGTTTCAGACAAATGAGTATTGACGCTGGTAACCTTAAAGACCAAATTAACGATACAAACGCGGTTATTAAATCCACTGCAGGTTCGGCGGTTGAAAACTTAGGTACTGGAATCGCAAAAGCTGGAAAAGTTGGAATTGATGCCTTTGCTGGAATGACTGGGGCAATGGGCTTGTTTGGTATTGAAAGCGAAAGCGCAATGCAGGCAATGTTGAAATTACAACAATTAGCGGCGGTTTCTGAGGCATTAAGTAGTTTGGGCGCTTTAGGTGATACAATGACCGAAGTTAAAGCGGCTTTTATAGCGGCGGCATCAAAATTAGGATTGTTAACCGCTGCAAAAGAGGTTGATATTGTAGTAACTGAAACACAAACGGCAGTCACTGAAGTGGCAACAGTTGCCACAAGTGGACTTGGAAAAGCAATGAAAGCGGTTCCAATTGTTGCAATTATTGCTGGAATTATTGCTTTGGTTGCGGCTGTTGCTTCATATGTTAGCAGTAATGAAGAGGCGGAAAAAGCACTTGAAAAAAGAAGAGCAGCCGAAAAAAGAGCTAATGAAGAGGCTAAAAAAATGCGTGAAACTGTTGCGGCTGAATCTTCAGCTTTTGTTACTTTAATTTATCAGTTAAAACAAACAAACGCAAATAGTAAACAGCGAAAAGATTTGATGAATCAAATAAACAGTCAATACGGAACTACTTTAAAAAATATTTCTGATGAGACTGCATTTCAAGCTCAATTAAATTTGGCTGTTCAAGACTATATTAAGTATCAAAAGGAAAAATATATGTTAGCCAAAAACGACAAATTAATACAAGCAAATTTGGCGAAACAAGATCAATTAACAGCTCAATGGAATAAGACTAAAAAAGCAAATGTTTTATTGGATAAAGACTATTTAAAAGCGGCTGAAGGTGATGCACAAGCACGTCAAAGGGTTATTGCATCAATTCAAAAATCCATGGCTAGCAGTCAATCGGACTATACCAAAACAATGGAATATAAAAACTTGCAAAGATTAACAGATGAGTATAATAAATATCAAGCTGAAATGTTGGCGGCTGATGCTAGATTGCAGGCTTATACAAAAAGTTCATTACAGCTCACAAATAGTACTGCAAATAAATACATTCCAGTTACAAATAAATCAACAACGGCGACTCAAGCAAATGAGAAAGCAATGAAATTGGCAAATGATGAAATTGAAAGAACTATACAATTAATCACTGAATCACAAACTTTAATAGATGAAATTGGACTATATGAAACACAAATGAATTTGGAATCTGCAGTTCAAAACCAACTAGATAATATACAAGAAAGCGGAAAATATCAACTAGATTTAATTAATCAATTGATTGAAGAGGAATATAATCTTCAAAAGGCAATAATTGAACGTCAATATTTGGAAAAATTAGATTCGGCAACAAGTGAACAAGAAGTAATTAACGCTCAAATAAGACGTGATTTCGAACTTGGTAAACTAGAAGAACAAAGAGCCAATAAAAAATCGGAAATTACAAAACAACTTGAAACAGAACAAGAGAATTATGCTGATAAACAAATAAAAAATGATGAAAAGGTAACAAAATCGGCTGAAGATAGTTTAAAAAAACAGCAGGAATTTATAAAATTGGCAACTGATTTTTTTGTTCAACAATCAGAACGAAAGGTTGCTCAAATTGACAAAGAAATAAGCGCAGCGGAAAAGCAATTTGAGACGCTTAAAACCCTAGCAGAAAACGGAAATATTAACGCCAAAGAATCACTAGCAGAACAGCAAAGAATCATTAACGAAGCGAACGCCCGTAAAGAAAAGGAAATGAAACGCCAGCAAAGAATTAAATTGGCTGAATCGGTTTATTCGACTTACACGGCTAAGGTTGCTGCAGGCAGTGAACACCCATTAATGGAGACAATAAAGGACACCATGTTATTACAGCAATTTATCGCAAGTTTACCAACTTTCTTCGATGGAACCGAGGACACGGGCAAAAATGGCAACGGTATTGACGGAAAAGGCGGATTTCATGCAGTTCTACACCCACATGAGCGCGTAATTCCTAAAAGTTTGAATGAACAAATTGGATCGTTAAGCAATGAAGCCCTTGCAAAGATGGCGAATGAATACCAAAACGGTAAATTAATGCGTTCAAATAGTCAAATGGGCAGCGCACTTGAAACGGCTTTGTTGATCAATGAATTGAAAGACTTAAAACAAACAATCCAAATGAAACCCGAAACAAATATTGGAATAGGTGAAATAACTCAAAGCGTTATGGAAATAGTAAAAAGCACGAAACAAGGAAATACAACAACTTACAACCGTTATAAAGTAAGAAGATGAGACACTTTTTAAACGAAATAGAGATTTCACCCCGAAACCGTGAAGAAATTGGGGTGATTTCTGACTATACCGGCAACCCTGAAGTATTAAACATAAACGTTGATACAATTGTTTTGCCACGTGAGGCATACGATATAGTAAAAAATCACGTTGCAACAATCGGACTATTTGAGGGAATTCCTTATAGGGTGCAAATGGCAAACGGTATTAATTTAAATTATTACGTTGATTTAACAGAAAATCCAATTTTTAGGAGTTACGAATGCGAATTAAAAATAAAAAGACGCAAGGCAACAGATTCATTTTTCGATAATGCAGACGGGACCAGCTTTGAATTGATGTTAAAAAAAGGCGTTAATTTCCCAACGTTTAAAGTACCTTATTTAATTGTGCGCGACAATCAATTGGAATTGGCTGTTACGCTTTCTTTGGCTTTGTTTTCAATGACTCAGGCAGCAATACAAGCGATTAAAGACCTTGCAACAACTATTTCAGACGGGGTTTCAGCATTCACGCCAAGCATTGGGTTAACGGGACCAGTTGTAAACGTTGGAGCGATTGCGGCCTATTTTATGAACGTCGTAATTCAAACGATTTATGTTGCTTCTTTGCTTATTGCAATTACTGCAATGGCTACAAAACTATTTGGTTTAATTTTCCCGAAAGTACGTAATTTATTGGGGTGCAAATTGCGTGATTTGATTGCCGTTGGTTGTAACTTTTTGGGCTATCAATTAGACTCGACTTTATTGGACGGTTTAAACATGACTGTTTTACCAGTTCCATTGGTCCGCGAGCGCAAAGGTATTTTTAAATTTGTTCCTGATGACTTAATACAACCTTTTAACAAAGGCGTTCCAAGTTCTAGCGATACAACAAGCACGCTTGGCAGTTTAATCAGGGCGGTTGAAGAAACCTATAACGCAAAAACAAAAGTAATTGACGGGGTTGTTTACATCGAGCGCTGGGATTATTGGGAATCTATTACAACGAATCAATTAGCGCCTGCAATGGTTATACAAGCCGATAGAGTGGAGGAATACACATACAATGCGCAGGACGTTTGGAAAAGGTATTATATACACTACCAATTGGACGCAATGGATTTAAACACAATGGACGAACTTTACAACTTTCACGATGCTGAATATTCAACCGAACCAATAAACGTTGTAAACAGCGATTTAGTAACGATTAAAGGACTTATGGACGTATCGGTGCCTTTTGCATTAGGACAAAGAAAAGAGGCGCTTAATTGGCTGGAATTAATTGCCAAAGGATTGTTTTCTGTGATTGATACTTTAACGGGTTTATTCGGTGGCGGAACAAATTTAGTTGCAAAGATTGACGCGAGAATTGGCGTTTTAGTGATTAGTCAAAACTTTTTTAGTGTTACAAAATTACTCTATACAATCAATGGAAAACAGCCTGCAAATTTTAGTGAATACGTAAGCGCTGGAGCGTTATGGGCTAACTATCATTATATAAATCAAATCACTGAAAACGGCTGGAAAATTAAAAGTGAGGTTCGACTGCGAATTATGGAGGAGGATTTTGTAACTTTGTTGAATAATAATTGGGCGGAAATCAATGGGGTTGTTTGTGAAATTCTAAAATTAGAATGGATTGATGAAAAAAGTCTGGCAACAATCACCTATCGAGAACCCGACAATTACGCAGTTGGTAAAGTTGGAACATTAACAATAAATGGTTAAAATGGAAAACGTTAAAGATTTGGCAAAAGAACTTAGTAATTCATTCGACAAAGTGATGAAATTAAACGCGGAACTGTTAAAAACTTTGAATGAGGACCAGTTAAAACAAGTTTTACCGATGCAAAACGATATTAATTCTATTCTAAATGCAGTCAAAAAAGGCGACATTTTAGCAATAAACGAAATACAAAAGCGATATGCCGATACAAATATACGATAAGAGTTTTACAGATTTATTTGGCAATTCGTTAACGTATTATAAAACGAACGCTGGCGATCCAATTACGCTTGATTTAAATTTACGTTCATCAATTCGCATAAGTTCAAATACGAACCCGTTATTTTTAGACGCCTCAATTAATCAAATCACGTCAAGTTCACAAAGTTGGATTGAAGAGGGTTTTAGAACTGGCGATTCAGTAGATTGTAAAATTTACAGCACGGGCGGTTCGGTTGTTCACTCATGGACTACTGGCGTTTTGTATGTGGACGATTTACATATTGACTTATCTTCAGTTCCTTATTGGATTGATTTAATGGTTGGGGAGTTTATTGTAATTGAAGTTACAGATAGAAGCCGCGCAACGTTGGAGGTTTTATTGAATCATTCTTTAAATTCAACGGTTGGTTTGCCTTTTTCTTTAATCGATGGCGAAAGCACGCGCGTAAGGTTTGACGATACGGACGCAATGGACGTTGGTGATACAATTAGCGGCATTAAACTTATAAACCAATCAGGACAATTTCTATTTGAAGCTACATTAACAAGAAACGAAAACCCAAGCGAGAACGTATACAGTTATAATTTAAGTTTATACTATTTAAATTCAGGAGTTTACAATTCTGACTGGTTTTTAACAGCTGATTGTTTAAAAACATTTGTACAATTAGAATGGGCTAGTTTAGCAGGCGAACCCTTTGCCAAAACTGTAGCGGTTTTTAATGATGAGGGCGATACTGGATATTTCGACCAACCTTTTAATACTGGAGTTGTTGATGCTGAATTGATTCAGGGAGTTAATACAATTGATTACGCGGTTCCAAATTCATTTGACATTGTAGTTGATTCAGCAAGCACAAATTTTGCAATAGGATCGGTTTATTTATCAAATGACATTGCCTATTATAAAAATAGACCATACACACAGCAAGAAATTTGCATGGCTATTCCTTCGACTCCATTTATTTTAACAGTTCCAACGGGTTCTAATTTAAATGAATTCGGAGCTGGTTATATGTTAACAGTTAATTCCGCTTCATATGCTGGAACAATTACCACTTTTAACGTAACATTTACACCTTATCCAGAATTCACAGCTTTTATTGATTCGCGTGAAATTGGTGATCGTAATTTTAAACTATGGTTAAAGGTTGGGAATCTTAATTTATTGGCTTTTGACGATCAGTTAACAAAAGAACCCCCAGTTGGTGGGCCATTGGTTCCAGTTCAAAATGTTTTTATTGATCATTCTGACAATACAACTGAATCAGATACAACGGAGGCTGGATATGAGGCGAATACTGAGGATGATTTGGCGTTTTGTGGTAAGTTTTTACTTGAAAACGGTGCTCTTTATGAGTCAATTAACTATAAAATTGAAGCATTTAACACTGATACACTAGAAAGTTTTGATTTAAACAACTGTTTTTTCAACATTTCAACCGTTCCAATGGTTGGTGGTAAGTACATTTTAAACCAAACCCAGACCGTTCAAAACACATTGCCAACTACAAGCGAAAAAAGGGTGGCTTCTTTGGTTTTAGAGCCGTCAATTGACACGCTTACTCATTATGGAATAAAAGTTTATTTCCCGTTTTTGTTACGTTGGGAATATTGGTTGCAGCAATTAAACGCAAACGCTGATTTTTACCCTAACAACCAAACAAAAAACTGGGTGCCTTATGGAAATACGGGCGATTGGACAATAAGATTAAATATTGAATTGGTAAAAGATGGGCTGGCGTATGTTTTTGAAGATACTATAATTGACAAAGACTACGATTCGGATCCTTTAATTGTGCAAAATATACAGCTTTATATTGATTCTACAAATACAAACGTTCAAGTTGTTACTGAAGGTCAATTAATGCGCGTAATTGCAACACATTCGTTAATAAGTGGCGAAATTTGGGACGACGCGAGAACGTGGGGAATGATTACCGTGGAGCCGACAGAAAGCAACCCGCGTTTTATTTCAAGTACTGTTATCGATTACGATTATAACCCATCAAACCCGTTAATACCTTTAGTTGGTGAGAACAAATGTAAACTAACTTTTCCAACGCCAACGCAGGCGAAAATGGAGTGCTATTTTAACCCTGATTTAATCAATTTATCGAATGGCGTTAAATTCACAACTAAAATAAAAGGTTGCACGGTTGAAAGCCAAGTGTTCAAAATCACAACAACCGATTTACAAAAGTTAACAACTGAGGACGACAATAAAATTTTATCTTAATTATGGCAAATCAAAAAATACATGAGTACCCACTAGAGCGTTTTACGTTTGGCGACGACGACTATTACGATATTGATTATTGGGACGGCGTAACGTATCAAACGGCTAAAATTTTAGGTTCTACAATTAAGGCTGCGATGCTTTCAGGTATTGCAATTAGTTTAACAGCGCCGAGTGCGTTTACTGTTGGTGGGAGCCCTACGAATGGAACTGGAACTTTAAGTTTAACAGCTGCAGGAACAGCAAACCAATATGTAAGAGGTGACGGAACGCTGGCAACTTTTCCAACTAGCGGTGGCGGTGGCAATAGTGTTAATTACTATTTGAACGGTGGGACGGCTGCAAGTGTTGGGACTTATTTTCAAATGAGTAAAACTCCCGTACTTGGTACAAGCGTTGATTTTTCCCTTGCTGGCAATGGTTTAATAAGTCAATGGCTAACAGATATAAACGATCCAAACGTTATTGAAATTCCTGCAGGAAATTGGAATTTTGAAATGTATTTTTCTGCGAGTTCATCAGGCGGAACACCTGCATTTTACATTGAAATTTTAAAATACGACGGCACAACCTTCACAAGCATAGCAGACAATTCAGCAAACCCCGAAGGAATCACCAACGGAACGGCTACGGATTTGTACGTTTGTGCGGTTCCAATGCCATTAACAACGCTTTTACCAACCGATAGGATTGCGTTACGCGTTTATGTTGTCAACAGCATTTTAGGCCGAACAATTACACACCACACGCAGGACTCAAATTTAAGCCAAGTTATTACAACTTTTTCGAGTGGTATTTCTTCGATTAATGGACTTACAAAACAAACTCAATATTTAGCAGTAGGAACGTTGGGCACTGATTTTAACATTGATTCAACAACCGACACACACACGTTTCATTTACCGACTGCGAGCGCAACAAAAAGAGGTGCTTTAAGTTCAGCGGATTGGACGACTTTTAATGGTAAACAAAACCAATTAACGTTAACAACTACTGGGAGCGGTCCTGCAACATTAATTTCTGACACGTTAAACATTCCAGTTGCTTCGGGTAGTTTAACAGTTGGAACTACTGCAATTGCTTCGGGTACAGTAGGAAGAGTATTGTTTGAAGGAACTGGCAATGTACTTCAGCAAGATAGTGCTTTAGCTTGGGACAATACGAATAAACGCCTTG